ACAGCTAACTCTCCTAATTCAAGTGAGTTAGTATCTGGTACTCTATGCGCTACTGCGGATCTTCTTATCTTAACAGTTTGAGCCATTATCTAATAGCACTCCTAAGTTATTTGAATGAGTATATACTCATATGTTTGCGGCTATATAGCCTTATAGATAAGTATTAAACTTTTTAAAAAGTACCACCATCAATTTCTTGTCCAGGACCAACAGCATCACCGTCAACAACCAATGCTGCAAAAGATGCTGTTCCCTCTGAAGAGAATGAAGATGCTGACACTGATGTAAAGACAGGCGTATCTGACATTGCTATTGTTGCAGTGACTGGATTAGATCCATCAAATAAGATGTCTGAAAAAACTAAGTTTGAGCCTGCTTGGAGTGTGAGTGTCTCACCAAATGTTCCTTGTGATGCACCTGTGCCTGTAGTTGTATTTTGAACTCCGCCAGGATTATTTGGTAATATTGTTGTCCCATCACCCGGCAATGATTCGTCTCCACTAAGTATTGTAGAGTCACCATTTTCATTCATTGTCAATTGAGAAGGCGTGATAAACTGTTGTGTTGTGTCAGCTGTTGGAGGATAAGCATCTGGCAAAAGATAACCGTTGAGTGTTACAGAAAAATTTGTCTTTATATTTCTTATATTAGAATCAAACTCGCTTGCATCTTCAAAGCTATCAATGTTTGCTCTAAATTTAAACTTTCCCTCTTCACCCCAGTAAGAACCCTCTGACCAATTTATTTTTTCTATTATACCGTTCATCTGATCAGTATAGTTTGTCCATACAGTAAAGTCATAAGACAATACTACATAGTCTGGAACTGCAACTGAGTACATTTCATGTTTTTTAATTTTTCCTCTTGTTGCAGAATATTTGTCGTATCTGTTGACTTTTGAATATTGTGACTGCATAATATAGTGAATCTTAGGATCAGTCGCGTTTAATTTATCTACAGGTATGTTTGTATCTTTAGTCATAGAAGTTCTTCTAAAAGCTATAACAGGAGCCATAATTTTTCTTTTATTGTCTCTTATAAATCCATACCTTTGTATTGAAGCCCATCTTTCAGGATTAGCATAAATTACTGGTACTTTTACTCTTTCTCCTGCTTCTCTTATATCGGGCTTTATAATATTTTCAAAATACCAAAATAATGCAGAGTCAATATCTTGCAAGCCAACTGTAACGCCTCTTACTTTATCACCTGTACGAGTTAGTTCTCTGCCTCTGTTGACTTTGTCAGTTCTGACTTGTCTATTTACTGGTACTAGTTTGCTCATTCTGCTGTCTCGTTAAGCATTATTTTCTTTTTTGTAAAGTATTTTTCTGTTGTTGTTATATTACTAAATGTTTCTGGCAATAAGTAGCCGTAGATTGTTACAGAAAAATTTGTCTTTATATTTCTTATTGCTGTCTCATACTCACTTGCGTCTTCAAAACTATCTATTGTCGCTCTAAACTTAAATTTACTTTCATCACCCCAGTAAGACCCTTCTGACCAGTTAATCTTTTCAACTATGCTATTCATCTGGTCTGTAAAATTTGTCCATATTATAAAGTCATAGCTTAAAGTTACATAGTCTGGTACTGCTACAGAATAATATTCATTTTTTGGTATAATTCCTTGTGTTGCAGAAAACTTATCGTACCTATTCTCTCTTGTATACTGTGCTTGATATGTCCTGTGTATTTTTGGATTTAAAGGGTCTAGCTTATCTACTGGCATATTAGTATCTTTGGCAAAGCTTGTTCTTCTAAATGCTATAACTGGTGTAAGCCTTTTATTTTTATGATCTCTTGTGTAACCTTCTTTTCTTATTGACTTCCATCTTTCTGCGTTTGCATATACTAATGGTACTTTTACAGTTTCACCTGCTTCTTCAATTTCTGGTTTTATAACGTGTTCAAAATAATAAAATAGTGCGGAATCTACTTCTAAAAGGCCAACTGAAATATTTCTAGTTTTGTCAGTGTCTCTTCTTACCTCGTTTCCTCTATTTATCTTATCTTGTTTAGTTTGTAATTGAGGTGGTATTATCTTAGGCATTAGCTAGACCTCAGTCTTTGTATATTAAGCCTCGTTGGTTCTGATAAATAAGCAGATAAAACTACTGAATGATTGTTTTCTTGCATTCCTCCAACGAGCTGATTCTCGTTTATTGAACTAATTTCCCAATATGTGTAATTCCAGTCAATTACATCGCCAATATCTGGAACAAAATTTCCTGCATCTATTAATGATTGTCTTAAAAAAGAAAATGTACCGCTCTGATTTAAATCAGGTCCGAATTCTGTAGTTTCAAAATCAAAATCCTCTGCTTCTATGATACAGTTTAACTTAACACCTTTTTTATATGTTCTACCAGATGAGCTTTCACCATAGATATTAGTAGATGTTTCGTATATGTCTACTTTGTATATTACGACTTCTTGATTAATAATCCCGTCTTTTGAATTGACAGGATCTCCTACTAATTCTTTGTTTACTGTGTCAAAGAATTCTAAGTCTCTTGTTCTTATAAATCTACCAGCCATTAAATTATCCTATATAGATATTAAGTGGTACTTTGTTAAGCTTCTCCTGTAATCTTGTGCTTTCTTCACTATCAGCTTCCATTAGAATTTTTCTACTAGTCTGTTCTAAGGTCTCTCTTAATTCTGCAATTAGACCTTCTTTTTCTGTGGCTGCTTCTGATCTTAGTGTCTCACCATCCATATTAACCTCTGAATTAGGTATTGGAATTGCACCAAATTTACTTCTTATGTTGCCAAGAAGCTCTTTGCAAAGAGCTAATCCGTACTTTCTAATCCACTGTTTTCCTACATCATTTATAAACTCGTATGTCATATTATTATATGGTGCATTTGAATAGTCAGATATTACAGACCCCAACTCAGGTTCTCCGCTTCCTGTTATTAGAGTATTATTTCTTTCTTCTGTAATAATATAGTCGAACCATACTTTATAGTCTGTTGTTGGGTTCGGAAAGATACTCAGCTTATTATTAATTAGAGTGAAAGAATAAGCAGACTTTCTCATTTGATCATTTAATTCTATAGCTTGCATTCTTAATAAATCTTCAAATACTGGCATCATTACAAATGATACAGCAGGAGAAAACTGTCCTGTTCCAAAAAATCCATCTACAAAATTTGCAGTTCCTGTACCTGTAGTTGCATACGGATCATAATACTTATTTGCTGCTGCAGGTGCATCATGATAAACTTTTTTAATTTCTATTGCCTTGCCAGATTCAGAAACTTCTGAGTATAATGAATTTAAGTCGTATTCTTGACTTCCGCTTACAACGCTTATACTACCTTTTTTCCAGTCAACATAACCACCTGCTCCTGCTTCTGTTCCATATTGCTGACTTAAAAATATTGTTCTTCCTAAAGTAGGTGTTATTTTTCTACCTGTCAGCTCAGATCCTGTTGATTGACCTTGCAAATGAAGCATGTTATCTCTTATATTAAATTGATTGACTTGAGCAGAATATTCTGTAACTGCTTCTTCAAAACATGCATAAAAAGATCCTGACTGCATTTCAACATCTACTATTGGATAACCTAATCTTTTTGCTGACCAGTCTGCAAACTGATCTGCTGATGATGTGAATGCGTTATCAGTGTCATAAAATCCATAAGGAGTTTGACCTGCAGCGAAAGTGCTGGTTCCTGACCATATAGTTACTGCCATTTTATTCTCCGATTAGAAATGTTTCCTTTTATAAATATCGTGTAATTGGGAATAGATTACGAAAACAAAAAAGGGGCCCAAACAAGAGCCCCTTTTTCTAGATTAAGACTTAAAAAGCTAAATTAGCTTACACAAGTCCTGAATCAGCAACGTTAACAAGACCGTAGAATTCCGGACGAACCATCTTCTTCGCATATCTTGTCATCACGCCTCTACGAGGAGTGAAGTTAGTTGGATCATAAACAACTGGTGTTAAGATCATAGGAACGTAAGGAGCATAAACAGCACCTGTTTCAAGGAACTGAGCACCTCTAAAACCAACAAGAATCTGATCATCTTGTAAGTATGGGTTCTTATAAACGTTAAACCTGTTATTTAATGCACCAATCTTCTGTACACCCATTGCGTAGGACTTAGTTGCGTCCCCATCAGAATCGCTAGCGAATCCTGGGATAGACTCGATGATAGTAGCAACTTCAGGTGAGATCACCATGAAATTAGCACCACCACGTAATGTCTTCTTGTGGATTGCATTAGAAACTGACTGTATCTTGTTACCAAGAGTTTGGAACCACTCACCTTTTGTGTAAGCAGAAGCGTTAGCAGCTGTGCTTTCGAAAGCAGAACCTGCAGCGTTGATTTCATAACCAACTTTAGCAGACCAGTTTTCGGTTTTAGCAGAAGCACCAAGTTTTAACATGTCGATGATTTCCAAATCTATTTCCATAGAAACGTATTCAGAAAGCATAGCAGTCAATTCTGCTTCAGCATCAACAGCGTGATAAGCGTTAAGGTCTTGAGCTAGCTCAGGAGTCCATACAGCTTTTAACTTACGTGTTTTTGCAGTAATAGCGATTGACTTCATCTGTATGTCGACTTCTGGTATACCTATATTGTCTTCTTCAGGATTAGATCCTTCAGAAGCAAATGAAGTTTCGAAGTCACCACGTGATGTTTCACCAGGTG